TGCATTTGCTTTTAAAGCTGATGATAATGAGCCGACAATCTATGGAGGACCAGCGGTAGCAGTATATAAATTTGAGGACAATGCGAATGATGTAACTGGGAATTTTAATGCAACTGCTTCTAATGTATCTTATGTTACAGGGTATTTTAATAAAGCAGCAGAATTTAATGGTAGTAATAGTACTATGTTTCTTGCTTCAAGTGGTAATAGTTTGGTTAATTATGATTCAGATTTTAGTGTTTCATTGTGGTTTAATGTTTCTTCTTGGGCTACATCAGTTTCTACTGATTTTTTATGGACTGGAGGTGGTACAAAAATTATAAATATAACCCTAAAAGGTTCAACTGGATTAGATGTTGATATTTGGAATTCAGGAAGTAATCTTGTCTCAACTACAGGTTTGTCTGAAAATACTTGGTATCATTTAGTTTTTACAAGGAGTAAAGCAAGTGGAATGAAATTATATATTAATGGTTCAGTTGTCGATACTAATTCATATACAGGTAATGCAGCTTCTTTAAGTGGAAAACAAGATTCAATCGGTACATATTGGGATAATACAAGGAATAATTTTACAGGTAAAATAGACCAGTTTAGAATATATCAAGGTGCTATAGCACAAGAACAAGTAACAGAACTATATAATGAAACTGCATCTGATAATGATGATTTAACTTTAGGTGGGCCACCTGAAATATTAATAAGTGCAAACGCTAACGCTGGTTTCTCTATAGTTGAATATACAGGAACTGGTAACAATACTAAAGTTCCTCACGGATTAAGTGCTGCTCCAGAAATGATGATAATAAAATCAACTTCTGCAGGTGGTTCATCTTATACTTGGGGAGTATATCATACAGGAATTGGTCCAACAAAATATTTAGAATTAAATTATACTAATGCAGCTGCAACTGCATCTACACCTTGGAATAATACAGCTCCAACATCTACAATATTTAATTTAGGTAGCTGGAGTGCTGTAAATGCTTTAAATCAAAAGTATATTGCCTACTGTTTCCATTCAGTATCTGGATATAGCAAGTTTGGAAGTTATACTGGGAATGGAAGTGCAACAGGACCAACTGTTACTTTAAATTTTGCTCCTGATTGGATAATGATTAAAATAGCTGACTCAACAGGTAGTTGGAGAGTTTGGGATAGTGTTAGAGATTCAAGCACACCAAATAATAATATATTAAAACTAAACGAAAGTGAAGCTGAAACAGTTAATGATTCAAATGCTAAAATTAATTTTTTAACTACAGGTTTTCAACCAGCATCTACACATTCATCAGTCAACACAAGTGGAGCAACTTATATATATATGGCATTTAAAATAAATTAAAATGAATGGATTTGAACCAACAGTATTAGGAATTAGTGTGTATATAATAACAATAGCAGAAATAAATGAAGTATTACAAGGACTTCTAATAATAGCAACGTTGGTTTATACTGTGATCAAAATATCGCAGTTATTAAAAAAATAATAACTTTATAAAAAAATAGTATTATGAAAAACTTTTTAAATAAAATTTGGGAAGGTATTAAAGATGCTTTCTGGGTACAAGTACCTTATATGATTTACTCAATAGTATGGGTATTTTTAACATTATTTTGGGCAACGCAATTTTTTAAGTGGTACGTTAAAAACTATATAGGATGAAACTTTCACAAAATTTAACATTAGCAGAAGCGTGTAGATCTGAAACTGCGAAACGCAAACACATAGATAACACACCTAGCGGTATAGAAATAGATAACTTAAAACTAACTGCAGAAAATATATTTCAACCCATAAGAGACCACTTTAAAAAACCAATATATGTAAGTAGTATGTATAGGTGTGAAAGATTAAATGGTTTAGTAGGTGGTACATCGCATAGCAAACACATTACAGGACAAGCTATAGATATAGACAACGATGGTACTGATGTATCTAATAAAGATATATTTAACTTTATAAAAGATAATTTAAAGTTTGATGTATTAATATGGGAGTTTGGTGACGATAGTCCTAACTGGGTACATTGTAGTTATGTAGAAGGTTTAAATAGAGGTCAAGTATATAGAAATACTAAGGATCAAGGTTTAATAGTTTATAAAGAACCTAAAAAAGTAAACAATGAGCAAAAAAAGAAAAAAGTTCAAGGAAACAAAACTAGGTCAGTTTCTACTGGGGAAGTCAGGAGTATTCCAAAGCCTAGCAGAGACGATTCCTGATAAAGGTGTTTTAGGCGTTTTAAAGAACTTAATTATTAAAGATGATAGCCTACCTCAACCAGATAAAGAAACTGCTCTTAAAATGCTTGATATTGAGTTACAAGAGATGGAATCGGTTACTCGTAGATGGGAAGCTGATGCATTATCTGATTCGTGGCTTAGCAAAAACGTAAGACCATTAACCCTAGTATTCTTTGCAATAGTATATACTGCAGGCTTTTTTTTAAAGTATGAACTAGGTGCTATAAACCAAATCTTATTACTTATAATAGGAGCCTACTTTGGTGGTAGATCTTTTGAGAAAATACAAAAGCTGTAATACAATATAGTATTGTACTATATAATATTATACTATATAATACAATACAATATAGTATAGTTTTTTATATATTTATATAATGCGACAAAAATTAATTAAAAAAATTGATAGGTTGTTTAGTGAATATATAAGATTAAAACACGCAGATCATTCAGGTAATTGTAAATGTATAACGTGTGGAAAAACTTATCATTATAAAGATATTGATGCTGGTCACTTTGTTAGTCGTAGGCATCTTATTGTTCGGTTCGATGAACTAAACGTACATCCCCAGTGTAAATATTGCAACAGATTTTTAAATGGATTACAATATGAATACGGTAAAGCTATAGATATGCTTTATGGTAAAGGTACTGCAGATAAGTTAGTTAGTCTATCTAAACAAACAACTAAAGTAGAAAATCACGAATTAGAAGAAAAATATTTGTTTTATAAAAAAAATTTGATAACTTTGAAGAAACAATTATAAAGTTATGTACACACAAAACGACTTAAATATTATAAAAACACAAGCTAATGGCTTTGTGAATGACCAGTTAAAATGGCAAAGACTAAGAATAGAATCTCTAGAAAAAGAGTTATCTAAGGAAAAACAAAAAACAAAAAAGCTAGAAGAACTTTTAGCATATGCAGATAAATTTAATTTAACAAACACACAATGAGTTTAGCAGAAAATCAAACTAGACAATCGACAATAGACTGGATCGAGGAAGGTAAAACTTGGTCTGGTAAAGATGGAACAGAGATGAGAGAATATAAAGTATCTCTAAAGAATGGTGATATACCAGTATTTAATTATCCATCTAACAAACCGTACCCATTTGCAAAAGGCGATACTGTTTCGTACCTTTTGAACGAAAGAATGGTAAATAAGAAAATAATTCAAAACGGTAAACAAATGAAAAAAGTAGAAAATAATCAAACTACAACAAATAGTACAGCTACAGAATCTTTAACACAGCAACAAAGTATAGCATTATCAGTTGCAGCTAAGTTAGGTTATGAAACTGTTACTAGCGATGCTTGGCAAAAAACATTAAAGTTTCAAGACACAGAAAAAAGAGCGCAAGCTCAAAGCGAGTTACTAAGTTCTATAGGACAAGTAACAATAGCTTATTATAATTTATTAACATCTAAACCACAAAACAATGGCTGATACAGTTTTTATTAATGGCTTATATACTTACAAGGGAAGTAAACCATATATAGTTTCTAAGAATAGTTTAAACGTAGAAAAGTTTAAGCAAATGTTAGAAGATCCTACGGTACAAAAACATATAAAAGAAAACGAAGGATTTTTAAAGTTTGTTACTATGGTTTCTAAAAACGATAAAGTTTATAGTAAGTTAGAAGATAATAGCTATAGAGAAGTAACAAGCAAACAACACAGTCCAGATCGAAACTCTAATGACGATGATGGACTACCATTCTAATTTAGTATCTTTAAGGTCGCAAGTCAGTAGGCTGAATGACATACGTAACGGTAAAGTTAAGGAAGGTCTACGACTTGGTGTACCAGAGATAGACGAGTACTGGAGATTTAAATTCTCATCTTTCAATGTAGTACTTGGACACGCATCAACAGGTAAAACCACAACACTACTTTATTTACTTTTATTATACGCTGTTAAGTATAATTTAAAATACTTAATATATAGTTCTGAGAATGAACCTAGCAGTATAAGTAAAAAGCTATGTGAATTTTTAGTAGGGTTACCATTTAATAAAATACCAGATAAGGTATGGAAAGAAAAAATTAAATGGATACACGAACACTTTAGATATATAGATATAGATCAAGTATATACATCTAGCGAATTATTAAAAAATGCAGAAGAAATAAAAAAAACATTTGATTATCAGGGATTTGTTATAGATCCCTATAATTCACTAGTAAGAGATAAAGAACTTATGAAAGTATACGGTGGACACGAATACGACTATGCTATAATGGGTGACTATAGATTATTTACTAGAAAAAATAAGTGTTCAATATTTTTAATAACACACGCAGTAACAGAAGCATTAAGACACAAACATCCAGGAGGACATAAGTTTGAAGGATACATACAACCGCCAAGTGCTGGTTCAGCTGAAGGTGGTTCGAAATTTCTAAATAAATCGGACAATTTTTTAATCCTTCATAGAATGACCAACCATCCAGAACTATGGACTAATACGTATTTAGCTGTAATTAAAATAAAAGAGATAGATAGTGGTGGTAGACCTACACCTATGGACAATCCTATAGAGTTTAGATCTATAGCAAACAATGTAGGGTTTAGTATAAATAATAAAAATTTATTACATTTAGTAACAAACGGTGATTCTTGAAATAGCATATAGGAAACATAAAGATTGGTTAAGGATATGTAAATCTTTTAACTGCGGTGATGACGACTGCAAAGATATTGTTTCAGAGCTATACTTAAAAATAGATGATCTTACTAAAAAAGGTAAAGATTTAAGTTATGGTGATAATGATATAAATTATTTCTACTGCTATAAAATAATATTTCATTCTTGTCTTAGATTAAAACAACATAACAATAAACGTAAAGATTTAATAGTTACTAGTGATAGTGAAAACTTTGATCTTAGTGCTGCACTTGCAAAGTATGGTATTAAAAGTACAATAGATGAAGATATGTTATTTAATAAGTTAGAAGAATTTACAGATGAGTATAGACAAAAACTTACCTGGTATGATATAACAATATTTGAATTACTATCAAGTGGTAAGAAAATATCAGAGTTACAAAGAGAAACTAATATAAGTTATGTATCTTTAAGAAACACATATTTAAAAGTAAAAGATTTTATAAAAAAACAGTATGAGAAATTCGATTGGACTAGGGGATCTAGCAGAAAAAATAATTAACATAATCACATTTGGTTATGGTAAAAGAATAGCTACAAGTATAGCAAAACTATTTGGCTATAAAGATTGCGGCTGTGATAAAAGAAAAGACGATTGGAATAAAATACAAATTAAAAGATGACAGATAAAGTACAAATGATAAAAGTTGATTACGATCAATGGACAAAATTTAAAGGCGTTAAAAATAACACAATAGCAAAAAACGAACTTAAATTAATCGAAACACTACACGCTAAGTATTTTAATCACCCATACGAAAGTTTATGCACTTGTAGGGGTGAACATATTATAGGTAGAATACAGGAGTTTGTAGATGAGCTAAATGTTATTTATAAAAATGGATATACAACAAGTACATAAATGGGAACAAACATTAGTGAATATATTAAATCTAGATAACTGGAATTTGACTTGGAGCGGTGGCGAGTTTAAACATTATGACGCTAGGGGATATACAAGAAAAAATAAAGAGTGTGTAATTGAAATGAAGTTTAGGGATAAATATTATGAAACAAAATTATTGGAAAAGTTTAAATATGATAAATTAATGGAGATGGATAAAGAGCTTACGAAATTATATTTAGTATTTGATCCTAAGGGTATGTATATATTTTGGTTAGATAAATTACAGCTACCAGAGTTAGAACAATTAAATTGTCCAGATACAACATTATGGACTAAAACAAAAAAACAAAAAGACGTATATTTATTAGAAGAATCACAAGCAAGTTATATAAACAATGAATCAGGATTTGATAGATGCTTATAAAAAGCTAGACGCAATTAAAGAGTTTGAGTGCGATCATAATATTACTATAATATTAGAGTTACTTAACAAATGGAATAAAAAAGCTAATAGTAATAAAGAGCTTAAAACAGTAATAGAATCTTTTTTAGATATACAATGGCATATTATAGAATTAAAACGTGATAGAGATTTAGCACTTAAAGCAGTAATGCAATATAAGATGCAAAGAGATGCAGCCTTAGATGAAAAGGGCAAAGCAATTAAACAACTAAAATTATATGAAGATAAAAATTTCAACTGATATACTAGGCACACAACCATCAGAAGATGTGGAAAACAAACTACTAGATACTATAAATGCTATGTGGTTAGACTTTGATACAGTACCAGAAGCAGGTAGTATGATAGAAGTAGATATATTTAGTTTTTTATTTAGGTTTACTCTAGAGAATAAAATATATAAATATGATGGTGAAGATATTGAAATTATATTATCATATAGACTAACAGAAGAAGTAATATGAATAAACACAAAAAGCGAAAACAAATACCAGTTTATTCTGGTGTAATTAAATATTTCCCTGATGCACTTAAAATGGTAGCACAGGTTAGTTATATAGGAAACCAGCAACACCATCCAGATAAACCTTTACACTGGGATAGAAGTAAATCTACAGATGAACTAGATGCTTTAGCCAGACATTTAATAGACTGCGGTACATTAGATGATGATGGTATACCACACGATGCTAAAGTAGCTTGGAGAGCATTAGCGAACCTACAGAAATATATAGAAAAGAATAAATAATTGGATCTTATAATATTAGATATGCTAGAAAATCAAATAAAACTATTAGACGGAAAATACTACGATAAAACAGAACTATTATCTAAAATGTTAGATGATGATTTTTATTATGGCTTTATGAATAAGTTTGCATTTAGCAGCTCAAGTATAAAACTATTATTAGAATCACCTAAAACATACTATAATGTAATGAAGTATGGATCACCTAAAAGTCAAGCACTAAGAGATGGGTGGTTATTTCACGCTGCAGTGCTAGAACCAGAGGTATTCGAATCACAGATATTTGTAGATGTACAAAGCAAAAACACTAACAAATATAAACTTGCTAAAGAACAGCACGGTGAAGTATTTACTATAAAAGAAAAGAATGATGCACAAAGATTAGCAGATGCTTTTTATCGTAATGAACCTGCTATGCAAATGATTAAAGGTTGTAAAACAGAATATCCAGGTGTAGCATTAGTACAAGGTCAACCATTTAGAGCAAAAGCAGATGTACTTGCTAAAGACTATGTGTGCGATCTTAAAACAACAAGTAACATAAAAGGTTTTGAACATAGCGCATACAACTTTCACTATGACGTACAAGCATACCTATACACAGAGATATTTAATACACCTAACTTTAGATTTATAGTAATGGATAAAGGTTCTAGAGATATAGGTATAAGTAAACCTGTAAGTAAAGAGTTTATACAAAGTGGTAGAGATAAAGTAGCATATGCACTTAATGTTTATGCACAACACTTTGAGCAAGACGAACCAGAACTAGACGACTATTATATAGAAATAAACCTTTGATATATTAAAAAATATTAATAATTTAGTAGACTATGACAGAAACATACAGAATAGCAAAAGAAGTTAAGAAGATAACAGGAGTTAACTTTTTAGAAAAGAAAAGACAAACAGAATATGTGGAAGCTAGATCATTCTTCGTACATATACTGAGAAACTATTACAAACTACGTAATAGAGATATAATAAATATATTTAACAATTTAGGATTTAATATGGATAGCGCAACACTATGTCACGCTATAAAAATGTTTGAAGTATACGAACATAATAATAAAAGAATGCAGGATTGGTTTGATAGTTTATTTGCTAAACCTGACTTTAAAAACAGAGCGAATACAACTGCATATATTAAATCTAAACTAAAATACTTACCAGAAGATACTTTAATTAAGATGGCAGCACAGATAGATGCTATGGTAAAAGATGAAGTGTTTTTAGATGAAAGTCAGTGGGAGTACTAAAAAAAGTGTAAAAAAAGTATTATATTATTGATTAATCAAGTTTTTTCAAGTTGGCAAGAAAGATAATAAGTACTTACATAGAGCGTCCTAAAAAGAAAAGACCAGGAGTACATAGTAAGAATGCAAGTAAGAATCAACCAGGTTGGAAAAAGAAATATAGAGGTCAAGGTAAAAAAAGATAACTATGAGTTGGGGTGGTAAAAGAGAAGGTTCTGGTAGAAAGTCTAAAGCTGATGAATTACAGTTATTAGATAAGCTGTCACCTATGGAAGATTTATTTATCCAAGTATTACACGATGGTTTAAAGAAGGGTGATTATAAGTTTGCACAACTATTTGCTAATTACTATTATGGTAAACCTAGAGAAACACAAGACATAACCCTAAACCAAGATACACCTTTATTTGAAGTAGTCGTAAAAGATAATGAACCAAGTACAGACTAATGTTGTATTTAATCACGCTTATAACTTTCACAGGTCAGATAAGAAGATACTAATAGAACAAGGTGGTTCTAGATCAGGTAAAACATTTAACATACTTATCTGGATAATATTTGACTACTGCTTTCAGAATAAGAATCATATAGTAACTATTACGAGACGTACTTTTCCGAGTTTGCGTGGAACTGTTATGCGTGACTTTTTAGATATACTAAAAGAGTATAATTTATATAGCGAAAAGGATCATAACAAAAGTAATAGCGAATACTATCTAAACAACAATACTATAGAGTTCATATCACTAGATCAGCCTGCTAAAATACGTGGTAGAAAGAGAAACTTATTATTTGTTAATGAGTGTAATGAAATAGACTGGGATAGCTGGCAACAATTAATATTTCGTACGGAAGGTCAGATAATAATAGATTATAACCCTAGTGAAGCAAATCACTGGATATATGATAAAGTAGAAACTAGAGATGATGCTGTGTTTTTTAAGACTACATATAAAGACAATCCATTTATAGATAAAACACTTGTACACGAATTAGAAAGACTAAAAGAAACAGATGAAGAATATTGGCAAGTATTTGGACTGGGTGAAAGAGCGTTATCCAGAACACAAATATTTAGCTTTACTACAATAAATAAAATACCAGAGGATGCTAAGTTCTTATCTATAGGTATGGACTTTGGTTATACTAATGATCCTACAGCTGCAGTAGAAGTATATCAGAAAGATCACAGTTTATATATTAATGAACTACTTTATAGAACTATGATGACTACCGCAGACATACATAGATTCTTTCTAGAGCATAATAAAGACAATAAGCTATGTTTTGGTGATTCAGCAGAAGTTCGTTTAATAGACGAGCTTAAAAGAATGGGAAACAATATAAGACCAAGTGTTAAAGGACAGAATAGTATTATGGCTGGTATAGATCTGTTAAAGCGATACAAACTACATATAACAGAAACATCTGTAAATGCTATAAGAGAGTTTAGAGATTATAGGTGGAAGAAAGATAAAGCTAATAGATTAACTAATATACCCAATGAAGGTGCAGACCATTTACCTGATGCTACCAGGTATGCTACTTATAGTTTAATGAGTAAGCCTAACTATGGTAAATATGCTATTCGTTAGAACTAATCAACATACTTTGATAATCTAGTGCTTCACGCTCACTTGTAAATATCTTAGACTTTAACCTACTACTTTCAAACCATAATAGCAAGAATGAATCTCTAGCTTCGTTAGTTGTAAGTCTTGTTTTAGTAATTTTCATAAACCAAATATAAATAAAAAAAAGTTATTAAATAATTTTGATAATTAAAATATAGTTATTAACTTAGTGGTATGAAACAGACATTATTAAACATATCATATATAGCAGTTATATTTATAGCTGTAGTATTATTCTTGTTATTTGAGAACTTTATAATGAATCTATAATGGAGACAAAATCATATAGAGATACAATGATTGCACTTAACCAAGTATTCGGTCATTATGATTTAGACTTCTTGAAAACACTAGATATATCACAGCTAGAAGATTTATTTGTACAAGACGCATTTAAAGATCCAATAAAACACGATCACTTTGAGTTACACAAAGACAACATAAATTTTAAAATAATAAAAGAACAACTTACATCTACATAATTTTTCTTTTTCAGAGTATTTTTCATATTAATTGGTTATAGGGAGTTTGTAGATGGCTCCCTTTTTTTATGAAAAAAACTTAAATTTGTTATTATATTATTATGAAACTTTCTATTAATGTACCAACAGAATTAAATGAACTGACATTAGGTCAATATCAAAAGTTTATTAAGGTACAAAAAGATAATGGCGATGGTACGTTTGTAGCACAGAAGATGATAGAGATATTTTGTGGTATAGATCTTAAAGATACATTCAAAATAAAGATTACAGATATGAATGAGATAATTAAGATACTAAATGATCTACTAGAGATAAAGCCAGAACTAATAAACAGATTTACACTAAACAACCAGGAATATGGTTTTATACCAATACTAGAAGATATATCATTAGGTGAGTATATAGATATAGAAAACTTTATGCAGAACTGGGATGAGATGCACAAAGCTATGTGTGTATTATATAGACCAATAAAACAAAAGTATAAAGACAAGTATGATATTGTAGAGTATGATGCTAAAGAAACCGATGTAATGAAAGATATGCCTTTAGATGTAGTTTTTAGTGCGGTGGTTTTTTTTTACAATTTAGGAATCGAGTTGTCGAGCAATATGATGGATTATTTAACGGAGGATCAAATGACGAGCCTTATGGAAGGTCAGCAAATTTTTCAAAGCGCTGGGGGTGGTTCACAGCAGTTTATGAACTCGCTCAGGGACGTGTTACAGAATTCGAAAATATCACTAAAGAAAGATTATTAAAATCGCTAAATGTATTATTATATATTAAAGAGAAAAACGAAGTAGAACAAGCAGAATTAAAAAGAAATGCCAGCAAACGTAGCCATTAGATCATATTATTTACTTAGCGAAGCGCTAGAAAGTTCACTACTAAACAACAATATAACCAAAACAGTAACAATAGGAGATGTATCTGATGTAGATTTAAGTAAGCAAACTATATTTCCACTAGCACATTTTATAGTTAACAATGTAGTATCTACAGAACAAACACTTGTATATAATATTACTATACTAGTTATGGATATTAAAGATACTAGTAAAGAAGAAGAAACAGATAAGTTTAGAAAAAACACAGACGAACAAGACATATTAAACACACAGTTAGGCGTATTAAATAAATTAATACAAACATTAAGATTTGGAGAGCTGCATACAACAGGATATAAGTTAACTAACGATCCTACTTGTGAACCATTTGTAGATAGGTTTGAAAACAATTTAGCAGGATGGAACGCAGACTTAGAAATAGAATTACCTAATGATCAGTATATATGTTAGTATTTTCAGATAAATTTAATGCAAGACTAGAGGAGTTCTTTAAAGCTGTTAAAAAACAAGCTAGACAGAATCTTAGCAAGGGTACTAAACTACAGCGTAAAAAGCGACCTATAAACAACACTAAAAAACTTTATAATAGTATTCAGTATAAAAAGCTATTTGAAAAGAAAAGTGGTATTGCATATGGTTTATTTATGGAGGACTATGGTGATTATATTGACAAAGGTGTAAAGGGTACTAAAAGTAATTATAGAGTTAATAAGAATACACCTTATAGTTTTAAAACTAAAATGCCTTATTCAGAAGCATTAGAGAATTGGGCAAAAGCTAGAAACATAAGATTTAGAAACGCACAAGGACAATTTACTAAAGGTAACTATAAACAAATAGGTTTTGTATTAGCTAGAAGTATTTATGAAAAAGGTATAAGAGCTAACAATTTTTTTACTATACCATTTGTTAATGAGTTTAAAAAATTACCGCAAGATCTACAAGATATATTTAGTGATGATATGATTATTGAAATGATTGAAGCGATGATAGAAGCAGATATAATTAAAAGAATATAATGGCAGCAATATTATTAAGAAGTCCGTATTACGAAACACATAGCCAGGCGTATGTAAGTCCTAACGTAGCAAAAAGTGCTACATTAACATTATCTGTAGATGGTACACAAATATCTGAAATGAGTAAAGATACTGTGTTGTCTGGAATTAGTGGTCAAGAAACTGGGACAGTAGCATTTGAGATAGCAGATCTATGTAGAGATTATTTAGATGTAACATTTAATAATTCTTATACTAGTCAAAGCATAGCAATAACAGGTACACTTACATTTAAAAGTGAAACAATAGATGATATTAATACAGGTAGCGCACCTACACAAGTAGGTAATGCTGTAAGTATATCTCACACAGGTTTAGATGGTTTTTATGAATTTATGGAAGGGTTAGGTACAGGGCAAAATAGCGCTAAAACAGTAGCAACAAATGATGTCTTACAAGATAATACTCAATTATATTACCCAGACAATACAGCAGGTGTAATTCCTTATTGGGATGGTACTGCAATAGTATATGATACATTTAGTGCTTCAGCTACAAATCATACTACAATATCAACTGCATTTACAATAAATAGAGTATGTAATAAACACACAGCGTATAAAGTAACATTTGTAAATAAATATGGAGCATTACAAGACTTCTATTTTAATGGTAGAACAACAGAAAATATTAATGTAAGTAAAACTACATTTAAAAGAAACATAGCAAACAGCAGCTTTGAGTATGATAAACAAAAACATTCTATAAGACAGTTTAATACTTTAGCTAATGAAACACTTATATTAAATACACCTCCTATGAGCTATGATAATGTAAACGAAGCTATAAAACAATTATTAGTAAGTGAGCAAGTATGGATAAGAAAAGAAGAAGGTGGATCAGAACAAACTATACCAATTAATATAACCGATACACAACAAACATTTAAAACAGGCGTCAACGATAAAGTAGTACAATATACAATTACTGCAGAGTATGCCTTTGATATGATAAGTAATATTAGGTAATGAATGATATTCAATTATATGTTAAAGAACCTACTGATGTAAATTATACTAGGTTAGATTTATTTAAAGATGAAACAATATCTTTAACACAAACTATACAAGACGTAAAAGATCCTGGAAAGGTATTTACAAACTTTAGTAAAACATTTAGTTTACCTGCTAGTAAAACAAATAACAAATTTTTTAAGCATTACGAAAACTTTATACAATCATCAGAATATTCTTTTGATGCACGTAAAAAGAAAGAAGCTAAAATAGAATTAAATAGTTTACCATTTCAAAAAGGTAAAATAAGATTAGAAGGTGTAGATTTAAAAAATGGTAGACCAGATACATATAGAATAACTTTTTTTGGTGATTTAGATTTAAAAGAAGTATTAGGTGATTTAAAGTTACAAGACTTAGATTGGTTAGATAACTTTGATGTTACTTATACTGCAACTAATGTTAAAACAGCTTTAGAAGAAACAACAGGTTCTGGTACCGTTACTGTAGATAGTGTAGATTATACAGTGCCAACTTTAGTATCATTAATAGGTAATTCACAAAGAGGTTTTTATTCTACATCTAATACACCAGCATATTATGATACAACAAAACAAGAAGTAAATATATCAGGTGGTAACCTTAACCCAAACCAAGCAACAGCTATGTCTGGTTATTATTGGAAAGATTTAGTTTATAGTATTAGGTTATATGTAATAATTAAAGCTATAGAAAATTCAGATTCAACTAAAGATGAAGACGGAAATAAACAAATTATATTTAGTGATGATTTCTTTAATGATACTAATACTGGTTTTTATAATTTGTATATGCTTTGTCAAAGGAATGCTGGTAAAATATTAGAAGGTTTAGGAAGCTCGTATACACCAAATCAACAAAGTGGTAAAACATACCTTACAACTAATAATCACCCTAACAATTTATTTTTAGGTACAAAAATATTTACTGTATATAATTTAACGTCAACAGAAAGATTTCAATTTATATTTAATGTAACTTATTCAACTTCTTCAGGAAATAAATATGTAGATCTAAGAGAAAAAAACAGCAATACAATAATTACTACTTTTACTTACTCAAGTGGACAAACAAGCGGTACAAGAAGTTTTAGTATAGGGAATGGTAGATATGAACTAGTATTTAGAGCTGATAATACAGAAACAGTCGCAAGTTTTTCAATTGAATTTGCGGCAACATTTGGTCAATATCAAACTACAACTATACCTAGTAGTGGTTTAGATTCTAATTTTACAATTCCTACCGAAGGTTTTGCAATAAAATCTAATATACCAGATATAAAGATTATAGACTTTTTATCAGGATTATTTAAAATGTTTAATCTAACAGCTTATAAAGAAGATGGTAAAATATATGTTAAAACACTAGATAGTTATTACACAGGAGGAACTGTTCGTGATATTACAGAGTATGTAGATAGCACAAGCAAAACAGTAGATAAAGCTCTACCATATAGGGAAATAGAATTTAAATATGAAGATACTAATAACATATTAGCTAAAAACCACAAAGAGCAATTTCAGTCAGATTGGGGTTCTGCATTATATAATGATGATGGAACATTAGATAGCAATAATGAAAAATATGAAATAGTGTTGCCTTTTCAGCATATGAAATTCGAAAAGTTAACTACAGGGTTACAGGTTGGGCATTTACTAGATGATAAACAAGCAGCGTATTTAGGTAAACCAGTAATATATTATCCTATACACAGCTCTAACACAGGCGAAAGTGCTACTGATATAAATTTACTAACTGAGATAAATGGTTATGATAATGGGTCTTCTGATACTGAAGCTAGTGTAGAAACATATTGGATCCCTAGTAATACGCCAGCAATATTAAATACAAGTTCTGGATATCCTGAATCTATACATTTTAACAAAGAATTAAACGAATGGAACGGAAGCGATGCGTTTAGTGACACTTTATTTGAAAAATATTATAAATCATATATAACAAATGTATTTAGGTTTAATGAAAGGTTAACAAAGATAAAAGCTAGGTTACCTTTAAGTTTCTTACAAGAATATAGTTTAGCAGACGAATTACAGATAGGTGATTTAACTTATAGAATAAATAGTATAACAACTAACTTACAAACAGGTGAATCTAGTTTAGAATTATTAAATGGTAGCGAAGCAGTAGTATCATCAGGGGTTGGTTCAGTTAGTATATTAATATCTTCATCTAATAGCACAACACCTAGCACTGCTTGTGGATATACGTTAAATACAACTGTACATTATACAGGTTTATTAGGAAACACAACACAGCTATTTACAGATTCAGCGTTAACAACTAATTATACAGGATCAGGAAACTATCACGCTTTTCCAGGTAGTAACTATGGAACAATTGATACTAATGGTTATATATCTAATTATCAACCTTGCCCTACACAAGCACCTACAATGACTACAAGTACAGCTACAAATGTTACATATCAATCATTTACAATGAATGGTAGTTTAGATGTAACTAATGGAACTGTAACAGAAAAAGGTTTTTATTGGGGTACAGACGCAACTTACAGCAATAATACAAAAGTAGCAGAAGGAACAACAAGTAGCGGATCTTATCAAAAAACAATATCTAGTGGTGTGTCAGCAAATACACTTTATTATGTTACAGCATATGGTATTAATCAACACGGAGAAGGTATAGGAACTACTATAAGTTTTACAACTCCATCAGCGCCAATTCCACCAACAGTTACATCAGAACCTGTAGATAATTTAGGTTATGATAGTTTTACTGCAGAATTAGAAATAACTAGTGATGGTGGAGCAACAATAAATGGAGCAGGGTTTTATATGGGAACTAATAGCGCAGCAGCAACAAATAACCCACATTATGACATAACACCTGCACCAACTAGCACAGGAACTAAGCAATATGATTTTGGAAGTGCAGAGGGTATATTAGCTAATACTACTTATTATTATTGGGGAACAGCTACAAATACTTATAGCACTACAAAAGGTGTGTCATCTACATATACAACCTTTACAACAGATCCTGCACCTTCAGCGCCTAGTGTAGTAACACAAAGTGAAACATCTTTAACATCTACAAGTTTTACAGGTAATATAAATATAACAGCGGATAATGGTTCAAGTATAACAAGTGCAGGTATTTGGATGGGTACAAACAATACTGCTTATAATGCATCAGGAAATACTTTTTATAGTATATCTACTACATCAACTGGAGTTAAATCATTAAACTTTACTGGATTATCAGGAAGTACAAATTATTATTATTGGGGTTCTGCTACTAATAGCGCAGGAACAACAGTATCTAGCGCTTATGAAACTGTAACAACTCCAGCACAGTCATATCCTTATAATAATACGTACTATAATGCTAATGATGCGTATTATGCTTGTATTAGTAGTAGTTCACAAACATATTATTCTACATCAAGTACTTTTGGTGCAGGTATAGTTTTATATACGGATGTATCATTAACTACATTAGTACCGGACGGTTATTATTCAAGAAACAATTATTCATATCAGGTATCAGGAGGTAATGGTACTTTAGGTACAGAAACATCTTGTCCTACACAAACAGTGTATAGAGTTCGTATAACTAGCGCATATCCATCAACAAATTATTATGATATGACAACTGTAGAAGCTGCAGGTTTAAGCACTACAAATGTTATGTATTTTACAGCTTATTGGGGTTCAGGTAGGGTTATGTATTCAGATGTAAATGTTACAAACACTTATACAGGTTCAGGTACTTGGAAAACTGATCAAGGTTCAACCGCTTTTCAATATGGAAGATATCCTGAAGGAAAATTATTTTTTGCACGTAGACAAAATTATATAAATGGAGCTTGGACTGATTTAACATCATCTATCACTACAAGCGGATATGATGATTATATATGTCAAGTAAGTGCTGCAGGTGTTCTTGAAATAATTTATTGGAATTATGACACAGGCGCATTAGCTATAACAGGTTCAGCAAGTATGAGTGGTATAAAAATATCTAGTTCAGGAAGTGTTGATGCAGTAACAGCTTGTGCTACTACACCATCTACGATAGTCTATTATGACGGTACAAGTATAAGTAATGGTACTGTAATTTATACTGATTCTGTTTCAGCTGGTACATCAGCTAGTACTGATAAATTTAATGGTGGTGGAAACTGGTATAAATTTGAAAATAATTATAGAGCGCAAATAAGTAGCAGCGGTGTAGTATCTAATTATGCAAGTTGTTAAAAAAATAGAATAATATTATTATATATATATGATATCTAGCATAATCGAATTATTAAAATACTCTAAAAGCAAAAGCGAGAATGTACAAATAGCTAAAGGTAAATATAAACTACCTAGTAGCGTAAAAGAAGCGTATAACCAATTTAAACAAGAGCTTAAATGGCAGTCAAAAAAACAATAGAGTTAGAAGTAGAGGTTGGTGATCTTAAAAAAGATTTAGAAGCAATACAAAAAGAGTTTGCTGAAATAAAAGGTTCTATAGAAAATGTAGAAAAACAAAGTAAAAAACAAACTAAAGCTACTGAAAAAGGTTTTAAAAGATTACAAGCTACCACTAGTAAAGTTAGAAAAGGTATAAGTGGTATAGGCGCTGCATTTAAAGCTATACCAATAGCAGCAGCTTTACAAGCATTTCAATTTTTAGCTAAGGCTTTTAATTCAAATAGAGAAGCAGCCGATGCATTTGCAACAGTAACTGGTACTGTACAAAAAATAATTAGAGATTTTGTTGATTTAGTAGTAAATAATTTTGGTCCTGTAACAGATTCACTAAAAGCATTTTTTGAAGATCCTATAGAAAACATAAAAGAATTTGCAGATGCTATAAAAGAAGGTATTATAGATAGATTTAACGAGTTTAAAGAAACTTTAGGTATAATAGGTCAAGCTGTAGGCAAACTATTCAAAGGAGACTTTGCAGGTGCCGTAGAAGATTTAAAAACAGCTGGTAAAGAAGCAGTAGATGTTATTACAGGTGTAGATGGTAGTTTTGACGATGTAAAAGAAAAAGTAACAAATGCTGCAGGTGCAATAAAAGATTATGTAACTGAAACAGCCAAATCAGTAAAGAATTCTGTTGATTTGGCAAACGCAGCTAGAATAGCAGCAGCAGAGCAAGAAAAACAAAGATTAGTTACATTACAGGCGGCAGAAGAACAAAGACAAATAAGAGATGATGTAAGCCAAAGTATAGAAGATAGAATAGCAGCTAATGAAAAACTAGGTCAAATATTACAAGAAGGTGCCGAAGAAGAACTTAGATTAGCTAAATTACAAGTTGCTGCAGCAGAAGCAAAAGCTGCACTAAATGAAGATAGCATAGAAACGCAAGAAGAATTAATTAGAGCGCAAAACTTATTGCTAGAAGTAACTGAAAGAATAGGTGGTATAGAATCTGAACAATTAACTAATAGAAATGCTTTAATACAAGAATCTGTAGACCTACAAACTACACTTTTACAACAAACATTTGATTTAGAAGAAGCTGAAAGACAATCGTTAATAAACTTAACAGATAACGAGTTTGAAAAACTTAGAATACAACAAGAATCTGCAGAAGCTAGAAAACAATTAGCATTAGATACATTTGCAGAACAAGAAAGATTATTAGATAAAGAATCAGCTGCATTTAAAGAAGCACAAGCAGAAAAAACTAGATTAGTAGCAGAAGCTAATGCAGAAGAAGAGCTATTAGACAAACAATTAGCTGATATGAAATTTACTTTAGCTCAAAATGGTTTAAAAGCAATAGCAGGTGCATTAAATGAAAATAGTGCAGCAGCTAAAGCAGCATTAACAGCAGAAGCAATTATGAGTACATATAAAGCAGCTACTACAGCATTAGATAGTAAACCATTTTTTCCATTAGGTTTAATTGGGTTTGCTACAGCACTTACAACAGGTTTTAGCGCAGTAAAAAATATAGTTAGCACAAAAGTTCCTGGAGGTGGAGCAGGAGTAGCAGGTGTATCAGCAGCAGCGGCATCACCAGTAGCACAAGCACCAGCGTTTAATGTAGTAGGACAATCACCATTAAATCAAATAGCTGAAACACTAAACAACCAACCGCCAACAAAAGCATATGTAGTTTCTGGAGAAGTAACAACTGCTCAACAATTAGATAGAAATATTATAAACGAAAGTGGAATATAAAAAAAACAAGAATAAATATATTATATAATTATGAAGATAGTAGAACTTATTTTAGACGAAGAACAAGAGTATTCAGGTATTGAAGCTATATCTATTGTAGAGAAACCAGCTATTGAAGAAGATTTTATTACACTTAACGCTGATGTAGAATATAAACTAGCGCAAGTAGATGATGAAAAAAGAATATTACTAGGTGCGTTACTAATACCTAATAAACCTATACTTAGAGTTAACGAAGATGGCGAATACTATATATATTTTAGTAAAGATACAGTTCGCAAAGCTAGTGAGTTATATTTAATGGAGGGTAACCAAAATAATGCAACCCTAGAACACCAAATGCAACTTAAAGGTCTTAGTTTAGTAGAAAGCTGGATAGTAGAAGATCAAAACAAAGATAAAACTGCTTTTTATGGTTTAAAATACCCTGTAGGAACTTGGGTAGGATCTGTAAAGGTAAATTCTGATAAAGTATGGCAAGAATTTGTAAAAACAGGTGCTGTAAAAGGTTTTTCTATAGAAGGGTACTTCCAAGACAAGTCTACATATAGAAAAGATGATTTAAGTGCTATAGAAACAGCAGAAGCAGAATATTTACTATCAAATATTAAAGATATTGTTAATGGTGTAGAAGTTACACTAGAAAGTTATAACGATTATCCAGATTCTGTTGCAAATAACGCTAAAAGAGGTATAGAACTTAACGAAAAGGTAAATAATAAGTGTGCAACTGATGTAGGTAAAATAAGAGCGCAACAATTAGCTAAAAAAGAGAAAATAAGTACTGAAACTATAAAAAGAATGTATAGTTATCTATCTAGAGCAGAGGAATACTATGATGAAAGCGATACAACTGCTTGTGGTACAATAAGTTACTTATTATGGGGTGGTAAGTCTGCTAAAAGTTGGGCAGAAGCTAAAATGAAAGAATTAGATTTAGCTATTGAAGAAGAATTAAAAGAACCTTGTCAAGCAGGATACGAAATGATAGGGTTTAAAATTAAAAATGGTAGAAAAGTACCTAACTGTGTCCCTATAAAACGATAAATATGTGTAACTGCGAATATTGTATTTGTAAATAATGCCTAGAAAAGATAAACATTATAAAACACCTAGTAGAACATCACCTAGAAGCTCTAGGAGAGCTTGTTTATGCGAAGATAATACTTATAGTATAAAATGCTGTGATGGTTCATTACAAGCGCAAGGAATAGGTCGTATTTAAAAATACTTCAATACAAAATATAAAAAAAATAGTGGTATTTATTATATAGTTATGAATGCTACAGAGATATTATCAAAGGTCAAGACCTTACTTGGTGTTGAACCGAGTGATCTTGATGTACAATTAGAACAAATTTCTTTAGAAGAAATAACTCTCGAAAATGGTACTGTGCTTACAGCTGATAAATTTGAATCAGGTAGCGAAGTATTTATTAAGACAGAGGATCAGAACGTACCCTTGCCAATTGGTGAGTACGAACTATCGGACAATAGAATATTAATCGTTAAAACAGAAGGTATGATAGAAGATATCAAAAATTCAGATGAGGTAGTAGAAGAAACTGCAGAATTAGCAGCAGAAGATACTAACCTAGAAGAAGCGCCAGTTCAAGAAGAAGAAAAAGAATTGAACTACGCTACTAAAGATGAGCTTACAGCTTTAGCAGAATCTGTTGAAGAAGTAAAAGGGCAAATCAAAGAACTTATCGATGCTATATCAGGCGATAAGGAAAAAGAGGAAATGTCACAGCAGCAAGAAGAACTTTCTAAGCCTGCGGCAGAAGGAATCAAACATTCACCTGAAAACGTTGAAGAAAAATTAGGTGCAAGGTTTGCAATCAACTCAAATCAAAACACTACGTATGGTAGAGTGTTACAAGCAATTTCTAACAATAATTAAATAAATAATGGCAACAACAACTTCAATAACAACAACGTATGCTGGAGAATTTGCAGGGAAGTATATTTCAGCTGCTCTATTATCTGGTAAAACATTAGCAGAAGGTAACATTACAACTGTACCTAATGTTAAATATAAACAAGTAATGAAAAAAGTGGCAACTGATGCAATCGTTAAGAATGCAACTTGTGACTTTACAGATACTTCAACTTTAACTTTAACTGAAAGAATTCTACAACCAGAAGAATTCCAAGTAAACTTAGAGTTATGTAAAAAAGACTTTAGATCTGACTGGGAAGCAGTACAAATGGGATATTCTGCATTTGATAACTTACCTCCTAAGTTTAGTGACTTTTTAATTGCTCACGTAGCAGATAAAGTAGCACAAAGAATGGAGCAAAACATTTGGACTGGTACTAACGCAACTGAAGGACAATTTGATGGATTCATCACTACTTTAGGTGCTGATGGTGACGTAAACGATGTAACAGGTACAGCTTCTACTTCTGCTAACGTAATCGAAGAATTAGGTAAAATAGCTGATGCTATCCCAACTGCTGTATATGGTGCAGAAGATTTAACTATCTACTTACCATCTAATATGTACAGAAACTATATTAGAGCATTAGGTGGATTTGGTGCATCAGGATTAGGAGCAGCTGGTACTAACGCTCAAGGTACTCAATGGTACAATATGGGTAACGCATTATCGTTTGATGGAATTAAGGTAGTTAACGCTCCTGGACTTTCAGACAACGATGCTGTTGCAGCTCAAGCAAGTAACCTATTCTTTGGAACTGGATTAATGTCAGACCAAAACGAAGTTAAGGTAATTGATATGGCAGACCTAGATGGATCTCAAAATGTAAGAGTTATAATGAGATTTACAGCAGGTATTCAGCACGCAATCGGTGGTGACATTGTATTATACGCTACAGCGTAATTAAAAATAATTGTATAACATAAAAAGGGTAGGTGGCATAGACTACCACCCTTTTTTTTTAAAATAAAATAAATTATGGCTTGTGCATTAACAACAGGAAGACAGTTACCTTGTAAAGAATCGGTAGGTGGATTAAACAGAGTATATTTTGCAGATTATGGTACTTTAGGTACAGCAACAATTTCTGCAGGTAGTATTACTGCATTATCAGGAACACCATCATTTTTTGAATACGATTTAAAAGGTGCTACTAGTTCTTTAACAACAAATATTATAAGTTCTAGAGATACAGGTACAACTGTATATGAAACAACACTAGAATTAACATTTACACATCTAGACGTAGCTACGCAAGAAGAAATTAAACTTTTAGCAGCAGCTAGACCTCACGTAGTAGTAGAAGATAACAATAGAGTAACAGGTGCATCAGTAGATCCTGATACTGATAGTACTGCTAACTATTTAATGGTAGGTTTCCATCAAGGAGCTGAAGTTACAGCAGGTACTATTGTAAGTGGAGCAGCATATTCTGACTTGAGTGGGTTTACTTTAACATTCACAGCTACAGAAGTTATACCACCGTTATTCGTAACAGGATCGGTAATTACTGCGTTAGCGAGTGGAACACAAATTAATCCAACTTCATAACAGTTTTTTGTTTTTGTGTGTTTTTAAAGGGGAGTTTTTAACTTCCCTTTTTTATTATATAAAAAATATATTTTTTTTTATTATATATGTATGAAGATTTTAACAACTAGTACTTCAGCACAAACTTTAACTTTTGCACCGAGAGCATATCCGTCAGAAGTTATTGTATCTATTAGAGATAATAGTACTAATACCACAACAAGAACAGAAAGCGTAACACTAACAAGAGCAAACGATAACGCATCAATATCTACTACATTTAGTTTAAAAGAAGGTAGATTTTATGATTTAAAAATATTACAAGGTATAGGCGCTTTATGGAACACTTATAATGTAATATGGGAAGCTGCTAGCGATAATTGGGAAAGTATAACAACATCTGAAGAAACTATTTATTTAGATAAAATATTTTGTACTGACCAAACTATAAATCAAGCAGAGAATAACTATTATACTATTAATAGCGGAGAATACACACAAACAACTAATTATCCTGATGATGATTATATAATAATAAACTAATGAGTAATATTAGAGTAGTAAATTTAAGCACATATACAGCACCTAAGATAACAGAGGAAAAGAATAAAGATTTTGTATCATATGGTGAAGATAATAACTATTATCAATATTTAATAGACCAATATCAAGGTAGTCCAACTAATAACGCAATTATTAATGGTATTACAGAAATGATATATGGTAAAGGTTTAGGCGCAACTAATAGCGATAAAAAACCTATGGAATATGCAGAAGCGGTAACACTTTTTACTAAAGATGATCTTAAAAAGATATGTTCTGATTTTTATTTATTAGGTCAAGCTACACTGCAAGTTTATTATAATGTAGATAGAAGTAAAATAGTAAAAGTAGAACATTTTCCAGTACAAACATTACGTGCTGAAAAAGCAGATAAAAAAGGTGATATAAAAGGGTATTATTATTTTCACGATTGGAGCAAATACACAAACAGAGATAAACTAACTAGAATACCAGCATTTGGTAGCGGTAATAATGCAATAGAAATACTTTGTATTAAACCATATAGAGCAGGTTATTTTTATTATACACCTGTAACATATCAAGGAGCTTTACCATACTGTGAATTAGAAGCAGAGGTAGCAAACTATCATATTAATAATATACAAAACGGAATGGCACCTAGTATGTTAATTAACTTTAACAATGGTACGCCAGATGAAGAAGCTAGAGAACTAATAGAAAAAAGAATATACGATAAGTTTAGCGGAAGCAGTAATGCAGGTAAATTTATATTAGCATTTAATGACAATCAAGAAAGTGCAGCTACTATAGATCCAGTACAACTGTCAGACGCACATAATCAGTATCAATTTTTAAGTGACGAAGCAACTAATAAAATATTAGTAGGACACAGATTATCATCACCTTTATTATTAGGTATTAGAACAGGTAATAATGGTTTAGGTAGTAATGCTGATGAATTAAAACAAGCTAGTATATTATTTGATAATATGGTTATTAGAGTACAACAAGAATATATATTAGATGCTTTAGATGCTATTTTAGCATTTAATAATGTATCGCTTAACTTATACTTTAAAACACTTCAACCATTAGAGTTTACTGATTTAGAAGGTAATTTAGTAGATGATGAAACTAGAGAAGAAGAAACTGGTGTTGACTTAGAAGATAAAGCAGAACTATCTAGCGATAAAACTGATTTACAAGAACTATTAGATTTAGGTGAAGATGAAGATTTAGATAATTGGGAATTAATAGAATCAGCGCCTGTAGATTATGAAAAAGATGATGAGTTAAATCAAAAGTTAGAATTAGCTAGTACAGGTAGTGCTAAGTCAAATGCTAAAAGTGGTCAAGACGGAGAAAATAAAGAAGGTTTTAAATATAAAGTAAGATATCAATATGCACCTTTAGAATCTGATGGTAGCAGTAGAGAATTTTGTAATAAAATGGTAGCTGCTAAAAAAGTATATCGTAAAGAAGATATTATTGCTATGAGTAGCAAATCTGTTAATCCAGGTTGGGGACCTGATGGCGCTAATACATATGATATATGGTTATATAAAGGCGGTGGTTCTTGTAGACATTTTTGGGAACGTAGAGTATATATGGCTAAAACAGTTACACCTGATGCTAAAAACCCTAGATCAGAAATTAGTGTAAACGAAGCTAAAAAGCAAGGTTTTAAACCAGAAACTAATGACCCTAAAGTAGCTAAAAGACCTAGAGATATGAAGAACAGAGGTTTTAAAAAGAAAAAAGATTTTACAACACCGAAAGGTAAAGCATTTTAGTAATGGCACAAGTATTATTTATAAAAGTACAGGATTTAAAAAAGAATACAATACTAGATGGTAATGTAGATGTAGACAAGTTATTGCCTTATATCAAATTAGCACAAGAAATACATATACAAAATTTCTTAGGTACTAAACTATATGAAGCAATAGAAACTAAAATTACTGATGATACTTTAACAGGTAATTATTTAACATTAGTGAATAAATATGTACAACCTGCTTTAATACATTTTGCTATGATGGATTATTTACCATTTGCAGCATACCAAGTAAAAAATGCAGGAGTATTTAAACACGTTAGCGAAAATGCTGAAAGTATAACTAAATCAGAAGTAGATTATTTAGTAAATAAAGAAAGAGAGTTTGCAGAATATTATATAAGAAGAATGATTGATTATTTAAGTTTTAATAACAATTTATTTCCAGAATATAATACGAACTCTAACGAGGATGTATATCCAGACAAAGACAATTTATTTAATGGTTGGGTATTATGAAAAACAGATATAAAATAAAAGACAAAAATATAGTAAAATTAAAAAAGTATATAAATAATAAATTAAACAAAAATGGCGACATTAACTGGAAATTCAATAAGTAGTACTTATACATCGCTGTTAAAAGTAGGTGATAACGGAACACTATCGGCAACATTACAATCTATTTCAGATGGAGCAGGTAACACTACTGGACTAAGTATGAATACAGGCGGTGATTTAACTGCTATTGGTACTGTAACTGCAAATGCTTTTAGTGGACCTTTAACTGGGAACGTAACAGGGAATTTGACAGGTAATGTTACTGGTAATGTTACAGGTGATATAACTGGAAATGTAACTGGAAATCTAACAGGTGATGTAACAGGGAATGCAGATACAGCAACTGCATTAGAAACAGCAAGAACAATAGCAGGTGTTAGTTTTGACGGTACTGCTAATATAAGTTTAACAACCGATAATATTACAGAGGGATCTAATGAATATTATACTGCAGAAAAAGTAGATGACCAAGTAAATACATTAGTAGTAGCAGGCACAGGTATTAGTAAAACCTATGATGATGTAAATGGAACATTAACTATTGCAAATACTAGTCCTGATCAAACTGTATCTTTAAGTGCAGGTTCAGGAATATCTACTAGCGGTACATACCCTAGTTTTACAATAACAAATACACAACCTGACCAAACAGTTAGTTTAACTGCAGGTACAGGTATAACAGTAAGTGGTACTTATCCTAATTTCACGATAGCTAATAGTGGAGCAGGAATAAGTTTAACAGATTTATCTGCAAATGATACTGGCGGACTTGGAAGTTTTAGCTATGATAATACAACAGGTGTGTTTACTTACACTGGACCTTCGGATGCAAATGTAAGAGCTTTAATTAGTGCTGTAGACAATGGCGGTGATGGTTCACTCTCTTACAATAGTTCAACAGGAGTTATTTCCTATACTGGACCAAGCTCAAGTGAAGTACAAGCACACATTACTAAAACATATGTCGATAGCATAAGGAT